GGGCGGATCTCGCGCGGACGACTTTTCGACCTTCCTGAACGGCGGTGATCAACATGGCGGCCGACCACAGCCCCCGCAGTGCATCCGTGCTGCTGTCCGGCGCCCTGGCCCACCTCGACGTGATCCAGCCCCCGGCATTGCGCAGCCCGGTGCGAGACATCCTGCGTGCTGGCATCGAGCTTTGTGTGGGGTCGCGGTCGCTGCTCGGGAAGCCGATCCAGTACACGCTGGACCTCGCCCAGGCCGTCATGACCGCTGCCGCGGAAGAGCGCAGGGACGACGGCGGCCGCTGATGGGCAGGCGGATACTCGCCCCAAGGCCGACCGTGCTCCCGCCGAACCGGTGCTCGAACTGCACACACCCGGACCTGCGAACCCCGAAGACCTTCCCGCCCGGCCACCAGATCCGGCACTACCTGCGGTTCAACGTCTTCCGCTTGGCCACGGTCCTCGGTCCCGCCGAGAACGGGGGGCTCGAGGTGAAGCACCACGACGGCAGCATCTGGTGGGCCGACAGCCGCCACTGCACCGAACTCGACAACCCACCGCTCGCTGCGGACTACCCGTACGGGAGGCATCGTGGGTAAGCGTGGGATCCCGCCGGCACCGACCGCGCTGAAGGTGCTGCACGGCGTGAAGCCGTCGCGGATCAACCAGGCCGAGCCGAAGCCGGACGCCGGCGAGGTCGTCCCGCCGCGGGTGTTGGATCCGCGGGCTCAGGCGATCTGGGATCGGCTGGCGCCGGACATGATCCGTAAGGGCGTGCTGACGCCGTGGGATGTGGACTCGTTCGCGACGTTCTGCTCGATGGTCGTCGTGAACCAGGAGGCGGTCGCCGATGTCGAGGAGCACGGGACGAACTGCACGACCGTGGTCCGGGAGATGAGCGACGGGACGGTCATCTACGACTTGCGGAAGAACCCGGCGTGGCAGGTGGCGCGGGAGTCGGCGACGTTGATCGTGACGCTCGGCGGCCGCTTCGGCCTGAACCCGTCGGACAGGTCGCAGCTGTCGATGGGGGAGGCGTCCCGCGATGCAGACGACGACCTCCTCACCGGGTGATACACTCAGGCCAGGACGAGAGCGCGAAAGCGTGTCACGCAGGTCCGCACACGACTCGAGCACCGTATGCGGCACCGTGCAGGCCAGGCCACCTCGTCTCGGATCTGAGGATCCGGGTAGCTCCCGGTGACGAAACGATCTGAGACCGGCAGCCGAGCTCTCGTCCTTTTTCGTGCCCGGATCAGAACTGCCTGCCTTGGGAGTGCCACGCCAAGGGAGGTCGTCCGTGCAGTCGACCTCCTCACCGGCTAGCTACGACCTCGAGGCCCGCTGGCGCCCCGACGACACCAGCGGACCGGTGTGCGGCTACACCTTCCGCGGCCAGGCCTGCCCGAAGTCCGGGGCGCACTACTGCGCGCCGCGCGCCGACCGGGTCGTCACGTTCTTCGCTCGGATGCTGGTCCACGTCAAGGGCCCGCTGGTCCGGACGCCGTTCATCCTGCTCGACTGGCAGGAATTCGAGATCATCCGGCCGCTGTTCGGCGAGGTCCAGTGGTCGAGCGAGTGGGGCACGTACGCGCGCCGCTACCGCATCGCCTATATCGTCGTCGCTCGGAAGAACGGCAAGTCCGAGATCGCCGCCGCGATCCAGCTGTACATGCTCGTCGGCGACGACGAAGAGAGCGCGGAAATATACTGCGCCGCGAAGGACACTAAGCAGGCCGGGAAGGTTTTCGAGCCCGCCTTGCGGATGACGCAGCTGTCGTCCGCGCTGTCGAAGCGGCTGGTGCACAACAAGAACGCGCGGCGCCTGATCGACGAGAAGTCCGGGTCGCACTACGAGATCCTGACCGCGGACGCCGAGGGCGAGCTCGGCCACAACCCGCACGCGTTCAACCTGGACGAGGTGCTGTCGCAGCCGGACGGGTCGATGTGGGAAGCCATGACGACCGCGGCCGGCGCGCGGCTGCAGGAACTGCTGTACGCGACGACCACCGAGACCGACGACGATTCGTCGTTCGGCGCGGACCTGATCGACGAGGCGGAGAAGACGCAGGAGGACCCGGCGCGGGCGCCGCACGTCTTCAGCTTCGTCCGCAAGCTGCCGCACTCGCAGGACGAACTCGACCGGCTCCGCGAGACGTTCCCCGGCCACCCGCATCTGCCGGTGTCGCTGGATCCGTTCGAAGAGGCGAACTGGAAGTGGCCGAACCCGGCGCTGGACCAGTTCAAGTCGCGGGACGCGATGCGCCGGCAGGCCCTGGACGCACGGAACGACCCGGCGAAGGAAAACGGGTTCCGGCAGTTCCAGACGAACCAGCGGGTGCAGCAGAAGTTCCGCTGGATGCCGATGCACCTCTACCGCGCGTCCGGCGGCGACGCGAACGACGTGTGGCTGCGCCCCGACTACCACCGTGATCGGCTGCTCGGGAAACCCGGGTGGGCCGGCTTCGACCTCGCGGCCCGGTCAGACCTCACCGCCTGGTGCACGCTGATCCCCGAGGGACGGTGGATCCACGCGCTGTGGCGGTTCTGGCTGCCGGAGGCGGCGCTGCGGGAGCTGGACAAGAAGAACGACGGCAAGTTTTCCCGCTGGGTGAAGCAGGGATGGATCGTCTCGACGCCGGGCCCGGTCGTCGACTACGAGCGGGTCTACGCCGACGTCGGCGAGGACGCTGAGCACTTCGATCTGCTGGCCGCGGACTGTGACGTGTGGTCGTCGGCGCCGGTGATCCAGCGGATCGAGAACGACACCGGGCTGTGGGAGATCGAGGCATACAAGAACGACTTCTCGAGCATGACGTTGGGGATGGACGAGCTGATGGCGCTGGTCAGGACGGACCGGTTGCTGCACCACGGGAACCCGGTCGCCGAGTTCTGCTTCGACTCCGTCGAGGTCCGGAAGGCGCCGTACAACCCGGACCTGATCCGGCCGGATAAGCCGGAGCGCGGGAAAGTCGGGAAACGGATCGATGGCGTGGTGGCGATGGCGATGGCGTGCAACGCGATGCTCCGTGAACCGCTCGACGATGCCGAGCCGGCCGAGAAACCGAAGATCGTGATTTCGAGCCGGGGGAGGTCCGCGTGAAGCTGTCCGACCACACCCCGGACGAGTGGTACGCACGGCTCCGCGCCCGCACCACTCAGCAGCGCACCGATGCGCTCCAGTGGTGGCTGTACATGGACATGGAGCAAGCGCTCGCGTTCGTCGCCCGGATCATCGCCGAGCAGGACAACCGCTTCCCGCCGCTGCTCCTGCCCTGGGCGGAACTCGCCATCGAGTCCGTCGTCGAGCGCCAGAAGCTCGAGTCATTCTTGAACGACGAGACGCCGGTCGCCGAGCTGGATAAGTCGTGGCAGGCCAACGACCTCGACGAGAAGGCCGATGAGGCACACATCGCCGCTCAGGTCGGTGGCCTGCACTTCCTCATGGTTGGCCCGGATGGCCCGAACGGGAACCCGCTCGTCACGACCGAGTACGCCGACCAGGTCGCCGTCGAGTTGGACCCGCGGACCGGGCAGCCGATCGCCGGGTTGAAGGTCTGGCAGGAGGACGAGTTCTGGGGCGGGAACGAGCGCGCCGCGTTGTACCTGCCGACGTTCCCGACCGTCACTGACGGCAAGTTCGGACAGTGCCGCGTGTTCGAGATGGACGATAAGGGCAAGTTTGGCGACGGGAAAGAGATCGGCGAGTGGTCGCAGGTCATCGCGAACGACCCGTCGCTGCCGTCCGTGCCGTTCGTGCCGATGGTGAACAACCCGCGCCGCGGCGTCGGCCGATCGGACCTGCGGCCGCTGAAGTCGCCGCTGGACGGCGCCAACCAGGTCATGACGAACCTGATGGCCGCGGTCGAGCACCACGCCGTCGGCCGGAAGTGGATCGTCGGCGCAACCGCCAAGGACTTCGTCGACGAGAACGGCAAGGAGATCCCGCTGTGGCGCGTCGCGATGGGCGACGTCTGGGGGATCCCGCACCCGAAGCAGGAAGGCCGCAACCAGAACGTGCCGGAGACGAAGGTCGGGCAGTTCTCGGCCAGCGACCTCCGGAACTTCCTTGAGACGCAGAAGACAATCGCGACCGTCGTCGCGTCGAAGTACGGGCTGCCGCCGTCGTACATGGGCTACGCGAGTGACAACCCGCCCTCGGCGGAGTCCATCCTGTACGCCCTCGAGCGGCTCGTGCTGCGCACCGGGAAGCGGAACCTGTGGATGGGCGGCGCACACCAGCGCGCTGGCCGGATCCAGTGGGCGATCCTCGGCAAGGACCCGGCCCAGATCGCGGGCATGGAGACGAAGTGGATGAACCCGGCGACGCCGACGCTGGCGTCGAAGATGGACGCCGCGCTGAAGGGCGTGCAAGGCGGGATCATCGACAACGAGCAGGCGTGGGTCGACCTGGGGTACAGCGAGCAGACGAAGAAGGGCCTGCGGGCGCGGATGGCGCAGAAGTCGGCGCAGTTCCAGCGGGCCGCGCTGAACCTCCGCAACATCGATGTCGGCACGGGCCAGGGCACGGACACCGGCCAGCCGGCCGACACAGGAGCGACCGATGCCCCTGCCGTCCTCAGCGCGTGACATCGTCCAGCCGTACGCCGACGACCAGACCGCGCTGACACAGGAAGCCATCGGGAAGATCGAGCGGGCCAGCCGGTTCGGCGCGACGAATCCGGAGCTGTGGCGCGACGCGATCGCCGACGCCGCCGAGGACCTCCTCGCGCTGCAGGTCGAGATGGTGGCCGGCGCCGACGACTACGTGACGGCGCTGCTCGAGGAGCAGGGCGCCCGGGTGCTCGCCGGCCCGGAGTTGGCGGCGGACGGCTTCGCGGACATGACCGCCGGTGGCGGGTCCTGGCTGAAGAACCTGATCTACGCGCCGATATCGGTCGGGCGCACGGCCCGGCAGGTCGGGGTCGACGAGGCTCGGCGGCACGCGGACCTGGTGGCGATGTCGATCGTCTCGACCGGCATGCACGACGCCGGCCGGGCGGCGGTCACCGCGGCGGGCACCAGCCGGGGCGCGAACCGGTACGTGCGGATGCTGAATGGGAAGTCGTGCGCGCGGTGCGCGATCCTGGCTGGCCGGGTGTACAAGGTGTCGGCGTTCAAGCGGCATGACCGGTGTGACTGTGCAAATGTCCCGGCGGTGGAGGACACGGCGGACGACTGGCGCACGGATCCGCGGCACTACTTCCGGTCGCTGTCCACTGAGGACCAGGATCGGATCTTCGGTGAGGCCGCGGCGAAAGCGATCCGGTCGGGTGCGGACATGTCGCAGGTCGTGAACGCCTATGAGGGTGTGACGACGGCGACGTTCGCTGGCCGTGAGGTGCAGGCGACGACGGTCGGGACGACGCGGCGTGCGGTGTTCGGCGGCTACGAGGTGCTGCCGGACGGGTCGTTCCGGAAGCGCGCGGACTCGGAGTTGCGGAAGGTGAAGGGGTCGCACTATCGGCGGGCGAAGGTGCCGCGGTTGCTGCCGGACGAGATCTACGACCTGGCTGAGGAGTTCGGCTGGGACCGCGAGGAGATCTTGCGGCAGCTGCGCCGATTCGCCTACCTGTTCTGAAAGGAACGCTCGTGTGCACGACTGAAGAAGCCATCGCTGCGCGCGAGGAGTTCGACGAAGCGCTGCTGAAGTACGTCCGCACCGTCCAGGACGAGGACCCGGGCGTACTGACCGGATACCTGATCGTCTACTCGCAGGCTCTCGTCAACGAGGACACGGATCTGACTGGCTTCATCTCGTCCGAGAAACTCGGCATCATCCGCAAGCTTGGCCTGGCCGAGGCGCTGCACTTGCGCGCCCGGCGCTGGTTCGAGAGTGACGACTGATCAACGACGACTTCCCCTGACCGCGACGGTCAGGAGAGCAACACCCGCACGAGCACGCGACGTGCCCGTACGGCATCCCCGGCTCGACCGCGCGACGCGGCGAGACGCCCACCCGATGGAGGACCGCGCGATGCGGAACACCACCCTGCCCACACACGCCACGATGGTCCACCCCATCACCGGTCAGCCGCTCCGCGCGGTCGGGCTACGCCGCGACGGCCGCCCCATCTGGCCGATCATGGGCGCATCCGCCCCGATCCCCGGCGGCGGACAGCCCCCGGCGGCACCTCCCGCGACGGGAACCCCGCCAGCCACGCAGCCCGCACCGAACGGCACACCTCCGGCAGGCCAGGGCGCGACGCCCGACCCCGCCGACGAGCCGCTCGGCGAAGCCGGCAAGCAGACCCTGGTCAAGGTCCGGAAACTCCAGGCCGACGCCGAGGCCCGCGCGACCGCAGCAGAGGACCAGCTGGCCGCCCTGAAAGCGGCGAGCCAGACCGACCAGGAGAAGGCCGTTGAGGCGGCGCGCACGGAGGGGCTCACCGCGGGGAACCAGCGGCTCATCCGCGCCGAGGTCAAGGCCGCAGCGGCGCACGCCGGGTTCCACGACCCGGTCGACGCCGCGGTCCAGCTCGCCGACCAGATCGCCAAGGTCCCCGTCACCAAGGACGGCGACGTCGACGAGGCCAAGGTCAAGGAACTGATCGCCGAGCTCGCCACCGCGAAGCCGTACCTCCTCAAGGCCCCGGGCGCGACGCCCCCGGCCGCACTCCCCGGGCAGGGAAACCACCAGCCGGCACCGAAGACGGGCTCCGCCGCCGGCAAGGCCGAAGCCGAAAAGCGCTTCGGCAAGAAGACCCCGACATCCTGAAAGCGAGTCCATCATGACCTCGATCGAGGTGCAGACGACCAGCTACCAGGTCGAGAAGCGGTCCTGGCTGCTCAGCCAGCACGGCACCGACCCGGGCACCACGCCCTCCATCACCCTCGACGTGTCCGCGTTCACCGCGGCCGTCCACTACCCCAACGGGTACATCCCGTCCGGCACGGCTCTCGCGAAGATCACCGCGAACGGGCTGTACGGGCCGTACACCGTGTCCAACGAGGTCCAGACCCTCACCGAGGGCGGCTCCGGCCTCACCAGCTTCACCGTCACCTGGAACGGCCAGACCACGGCGAGCCTCGCCGCGGCCGCGACCGCCGCGCAGGTGCAGGCCGCGCTCGAGGCGCTGTCGAACATCGGCGCCGGAAACGTCGTCGTCACCGGTGCCGCGTCCGGCCCGTACACCGTGACGTTCCAGGGCGCCCTCGCGGGCACCGACGTCGCGGCGATGACGGCCACGCCGACCGGCGGCACCGGCACCGTCACCGTCGCCACCGCGACCGCGGGTGGCACCGAAGGCACCGGCGGCCTGGAAGTCGCTGCCGGGCTGCTGTTCAGCTCGGTGAAGGTCCCCAACCTGGCGGACACCACGAAGGACGTCGGCGCCGCGATGCTCGTGCACGGCTTCGTGAAGCTGTCCAAGCTGCCGTTCGGCCTCAACGCCAACGGGCAGACCGACCTCAAGCTCATCCACTTCGTCGCCTGACCGGCGCCCCGTCTAGGAGAGATGCCAGATGGCTATCGTTTTCGACGGGCCGGTCACGCCCGACGCGCTCACCGCATTCACCCGGGAAGTCCCCACCCCCGCCGACCAGGTCCTCAACCAGCTGCTCCCCGATCGGGAGATCAACAAGAACGTCGTCGACTTCTCGGAGTTCACGCGCACCAACCGCACCGCCCGTTTCCGGGCGTTCGACGGTCGGCTGCACGTGTCCGAGCGGGACACCAGCGTCATCAAGCAGGTCAAGCTGCCTCCGCTGTCCAGCTCGCTGTCCATGGGTGAGCTCGAGCGGCTGCAGCTGGAGTTCGCGCGGACCGGCGGCACCAACAACGCGGCCATCGTCGACGCGATCTACGACGACGCCACCAACCTGACCCGCGAGGTCCGGGCCCGCATGGAGCAGGCCCGCGGCGACGTCCTCACCGACGGCAAGTTCACTCTCGCCGGCGAGGGCGGGCTGGTCCTCGAGGCCGACTTCGGTGTCCCGGCGAACCACTTCGTCGCGCCGGGCATCCTGTGGACCAGCACGGGCACAGCGACGATCATCGCGAACGAGTCGGCGTGGGTCGACACCTACGTCGCGACGAACGGGTTCGCGCCCGGCGGGCAGGTCGTGTCCCGCCGGATCCTGAACCTGATGCTGCAGAACGCGGAGCTGCGGACCCTGGCGGCGAGCCTGTCCGGCACGCCGGGCCTGATCACTCGTCCGGCGCTGGACGCGGCGCTGGCCGCGTACAGCCTGCCGCCGATCGTGATGGTGTACGACACGGTCGTCGACGTCGACGGCAGTTCGACTCGCGTCATCCCCGACGACCGGGTCCTGTTCGTGCCCCCGAACCCGGCCGACCTCGGCTACACGGCCTGGGGCGTGTCGGCGACGTCGCTCGAGCTCGTCAGTTCGAACGAGGCCGAGCTGTCCTTCGCGGACGCGCCGGGCATCGTCGGCGTGGTCGAGAAGTCGGGCCCGCCGTACCGGCAGTGGACGTTCGTCGACGCGGTCGGCATGCCGATCCTGGCGAACCCGCGGCTGCTGATGATCGCCGACGTGGCGTAGAAGGGGTGACGAGCATGGCGAGGCTGAACACCTTCGTCCACGTCGCCTCGACCGACGCGGAGGGCGTGCACCAGTCCGGGACGTTCGGGCCGGCCGACGACCTGCCCGACTGGGCGGCCGCGGCGATCACGAACCCGGATGTGTGGGACGGCGACCCGCCGGACGCCGCGTCGGAACCGGCGGCGCCCGCCGGCAGCGACGGCGACCTCGTCGAGCCGCCGCGGTCCGGGAAGGGCAGCGGCGTCGAGGCATGGCGCGAGTACGCCGAGAAGCTCGGCTACGAAGTGGCCGAGGGCACGAACCGCGAGGAGATCATCGCGGCGATCGACGCCGAGCAGGACAAGGAGTGATGCCGGGTGGCCACGTACTACGTCACCGCGAAGGACGTGGCCACCGGCCTCACCGTCGAGTTCACCGCGGCTGAGACCGCACGCGCCGAGCAGCTCATCCGGTACGCGTCCGCGATCATGCGGAAGCGGATGGCCGACGTCTACGCGAACCTCGACGCCGGTCTGGCCGCGGGAACCATCGAGCGAGATCTCGCCGAGTCGGTGTGCTTCGACGTTGTCACGCAGGCCATCACGGTGAAGCAGGGCGTGAAGTCCGAGGCTCACCCCGAGTACACGATCGTTTTCCAGGACGCCACCGAGGCCGGCCTCGACCTCACCGACCGGCAGATCGAGCTGCTGACGCCGACCGGGCCGAGCGCGGACGAGGTCCGCGGCAAGGCGTTCTCCGTCCACCCCGGGTAGGAGACCCCAGCATGGCCGACGAGCCGCAGAGCACCGAAACCGAGCAGCCCGACAACGACGCGACGGTCGCGTACCAGCCGCCGGCGAACGTCGTCACCGTGTACGACAGCGACGGCCGTGAGCACTTCGCTGCGCCGTCGTCGAAGTTCGTCGTCGACGGCCTCGCCGACGGCTCCCTCAGCGAGAAACCGCCCGCCAAGATCGAGGAGGCTCCGGATGGTGGCTCCGAAACTGGATCAGGTGGTGACGGTCCGGAATTCGGGACCGTCGACGGGGGAGACGGATCCGGTGACGGGTCTCCCGAAGCCGGCGGATCCGGTCGACGTCGTCGAACCGGCACGGCTTAGCCAGAAGCCCGTCATCGACGTCTCCTCGGCCAGTGAGTTCCGTGGCCAGCAGAACACCGTCCTGTCGAACTGGACGATCCTCGTCGGACCGACTTCGGCGCTGACGTCCGAGTCCACGGTCATCGACGAGCTCGGCCAGCAGTTCGCGATCGTCGGCGCGGTCGCCCGCCGGCCGCAGCACCGCCCTCAGTTTCTCGCCGCCGCAGCGCGGCTCATCTCCGACATGCAGACCTAGGAGCCCGCGATGCCCGCGACCCTCATCACCCCGACCTACCTGGACCACAAGACCGCGGTCGTCAAGCCGACCCCGACGGCGTGCGACACCGTGAACGGCAACCGCATCCCGAACGGCGGCCACCTGACGCTGGAGATGATCGCCACCGCGGGCGGCACGGTGACCATCACGTTCCCCGGCAAGGTCGACGGTCAGACCATCACCCCGCTCACCTACACCCTGACCGGAGCGCAGACCAAGATGGCCGGCGGCTGGCCGGTCAGTCTCTATGGCTCCGAGGTGCTCGTGACCGGTTCGGTGAGCACGATCACGCTCGTCGCGACCGACGCGGCCTGACCGATGGGCATCCGCGTCACGCTGTACCGGGCGCAGTTGCTCGCCGAGGCGCGGAAACTCTCGACCGATCAGCGTGTCGAGATCGCGCACGAGGCAGCCGGTGACGCGGCCGCTGATGCGCCCGTGCTCACGGGCCGGTACCGCGACGGGATCAGCGTCGAGACGGACGGCGACCGGGTGTCCATCGTGGACAGCGACCCGGACGCCGTCTACAAGGAGTACGGCACCAGCGACACGCCGGCCCACATGGCGCTGACGGAAGCCGCCTCGCGGTACGGGAAGTACACGGGCTGGGAGGCGCGCGGCCGATGACCACCGCCTACGCCATCCCGGACCTACACATCCCGGTCAGGGATCAGCTTCTCGCCGACGCTGAGTTCGCTGCGCTCGTCGGCGGACGCCTCGGCACCCGGGCACCCGACCAGGTGAACGCGCCGTACGCGGTGCTGCGCTGCTCGGCGAATCCTCTGTCGGCGTCGAGCCGTTCGGTCGGATGGCGCGGCACAGTGCAGGTGCACGGCTGCGCGGCGCGAGACGTCGACGGTTTCTCACCGGAGCAGATGGCATGGAAGATCTGCGCGGCTGGGGCCCGGATCCTCGATCGGGCCGGACAGCAGACCTGGACCGAGACGGATCCCGGCGGCCGGTCGCTGACCTACACGCCGCGGGTTACCGCGGGCCCGCTGCCGATGGACCCGAACACCAGCCGCGGCCCGGACGCCGTCGTGTACTGGGCGCTCATCACCGCCACGATGCCGATCCACCTCCGATAGACCCCGGTCCGCCGTTTCGGCGGGGGCGCCCTGGCGGCGGACCGGCCCTACTTCCTCGACGCCCCCACGCATTCAGCGGCGCCCCACCGCACCCCCGATCCCCGCGCTGCGGGACACACCAGGAGGACTCATGTCCAGCTATGCGGACAGCTCCAAGGCCCGCGTGTGGGAAGACGGCGACGCCTTCCGCGCCGCGGCCGGAACCGCGCTCCCCGCGAACATCTTCGCGTCCAGCCTCGCGGGCTGGGACGCGTACGGCGGCATCCGCGCCGGCTTCACCGTCACCAAGGACCAGACGATCGACGACCTCGACATCTGGAACAACAAGTCCGGTGCCGCGTACCGCACGAAGAAGCAGCCCGTGAAGGCCACGATCGCGCTCGAGCCGGTCGACTACTCGAAGGCGACGATCCTCACGCTGCTGCGCGGCGGTTCGGTGGCCGCGGCTGCGGGCGGCTTCGAGCACATCGAGGGCGACCAGGAAGAGTTCGCGCTGATCATCCGCGTGAAGGACGGCACCAGCCAGAAGGCCTACTACATCGAGCGCGGCGAACTCGGTTCGATCCCCGAGGAGAAGATGGACGGGGAGGACATCGAGGGGTTCCCGCTCGAGATCAAGCCGCTCGCGCCGGCCAGCGGTGGCGACGCGGTCCGCAAGTTCACTCCCGACAACCCGCTCGCCTGAACAGGAGCAGAAGCATGACGCAGGGCGCCCCCAAGAACACCCGCACGATCGCGAAGAAGACCGTCGAGCCGGATACTGGCGATGAGACGTTCGACCTCGACGCGTGGCTCAGTCAGCGCGACCTTCTCGGCCGCAGGCTGATGAAGATCGGCGGCGAGTGGTTCGAGTTCGACCGCTCGGCCACTTCCGACCAGCTGATCGCCTACGGCAAAGTCCAGAACGAAAGCCTGATGACCGCGATCGGCGAACTCCTCTCCGACCCGTCGCAGAAGGAGGCTCTGGCCGAAGCCGTCGATCGTCAGCGCAACCCGATCCCCGCCGACAAGCAGAACGCGTTCATCACGAGCATCGCCGACTTCATCATCCACGGCGACGCCGAGCACACCGCGAAAGCTGAGCAGGACAGCAAAAAGGCTACGACGGGGGAATCCTCGGCGTCCTGATCGGGGTCCTCGGACCCTGGTGGGACGCCGTCCTCACCGACTTCCGGCAGTACTTCCAACTCGACCTCCGCGCGGCGTGGCGCACCCTCGCTGCCGTCGACCTCGTCGCGTACGTCCGCAGGCTCACCCGGATCCGGGACGCTGCGCTGTATGACCTCCTCTCCGACGGCCTCTCCCATTGGGGCCCGCACGAGGAGAACACCGCGCTGCTGTTCGAAGCGCAGGCCTACGCCCTTGAACTCGCGTGGGCGGACCGCACCACCGACCCGGACGACCACGCTGTGAAGCGCGACCGGGCGCGGGCGAAAAAGGCCGGGATTAAGCCGCCGCCGCATCCGTTGATCCCGCCGGTCGCGCACCGCCCGGACTCGCTCGCTGAGCGGCGGCTGCGGGAGTACCTGGAGTCGGTCTCAGAGTACCGAGCCGGGCCAGAACCTGAGGTGAAGTACCTGACCAGCAACGAGTTCGACCGTGCGCTCGGTCTGACCGCCGAGCACGTCTGACCACCGCAACGAAGGGCCCGGCGAGTGCGCTAACACTCCCGGGCTGCGGCCGACCTGTGGAGTCGACATGGAGCAGAGTAACGCATTCCCGTGCCTGGAACGGCGACGTACGTGTCGCATCTGCGGGGCGGACAAGCCGTTGGAAGAGTTCCGGCCACGCGACAAGAGCAGGGGGACGTACCGCCGGGAGTGCTACGAGTGCTTCAAGGAAGCCATGCGTGGCCGGTACCACGCAGACCCGCACAAGCACCGTGAGCGGATGCGTCGCCATGTCTACGGCCTCGCCGAGGGCGAGTACGAACGGATGCTCGCTGACCAAGGCGGCCGCTGCGCGATCTGCGGTGGCGAGGAGACGTCGACGGACCGGCGAAGCGGGAAGATCCGCGGACTCTTCGTCGACCACTGCCACGAAACCGGCGAAGTGCGTGGCCTTCTCTGTCAGCGGTGCAACTTTGGGATCGGCCAATTTCGCGATGACGCCGCTCTGCTCCGGCAGGCGATCGTGTACCTAAATAGTCCATAGAGGACAGACAGACGGGTAGGTGACTTGCCTTGCCCGGAGGACGAATTGAGATCGACGTCGAGCCGAACCTCAAGGGGTTCGACGGCAAGGTCGCGTCCGGGCTCCGTGGCCTGCAGGGCCCGCTCGGGTCGACCGCGAAGGGCATCGGTCTCGCCGTCGCCGGCGGGATCGGGCTCGCCGCGATCGGCATCAAGCAAGTCATCGACATCGGCATCGAGTACCAGAACCAGCTGAACACTCTGCAGGCCGTGTCGCACGCCACCGGCGACCAGATGGCCCGCGTCGGTCAGACGGCGAAGGCTCTCGGCTCGGACATGAGTCTGCCGGCGACGTCCGCCGCGGACGCCGCGGCGGCGATGACCGAGCTCGCCAAGGGCGGCCTGTCCGTCGACCAGGCGATGACCGCGGCCAAGGGCACGCTGCAGCTCGCCGCGGCCGCCCAGATCGACGCGGCGCAGGCGGCGACGATCCAGTCGCAGGCCCTCAACGCTTTCGGCCTGTCCGCGGACAACGCCGGCCACGTCTCCGACGTCCTGGCCAACGCGGCCAACGCCGCGTCCGGGGAGATCACGGACTTTGCGCAGGCTATGTCGCAGGTCGGTGCGGTCGCGCACCAGTTCGGCCTGTCGATCGACGAGACCACGACCGCGCTCGGCCTGTTCGCCAACGCCGGAATCAAGGGCAGCGATGCGGGCACGCTGATCAAGTCGGCGCTGCTCGCGCTCGCGAACCCGTCCAACCCGGCGAAGAAGGCGATCCACGCTCTCGGCCTGGAAACCTACGACGCGACCGGCAAGTTCGTCGGCCTGAAGTCCATCTTCGAGCAGTTGCACGAAGCGTCCGGCCGGATGACGGACGCCCAGTACCAGCAGGCCACGGCGACGGTGTTCGGGTCGGACGCGGTCCGGCTCGCCGGTGTCGCCGCGGGCACCACCGGCGAGCAGTGGGACTCGATGGCCACGGCCATCGGCCACGCCGGCGGCGCCTCCGAGGTCGCGGCGGCGAAGACCAAGGGTCTCGGCGGGGCAATCGAGGGCTTCAAGTCGCAGGTCGAGACCGTCGAGATCGACCTCTTCGAGAAGATCGGTCCGGCGCTCGAGTCCGGTGTCCGCGGCGCGGCGAACGCCGTGTCGAAGTACGGTCCGGTCGTCGTCGACGGGCTCCAGCGGGCGATCGACTTTGCGGGGGACGTCGGTCCGGGCATCGCGAGGAAGGTCGCGGCCGGCGCCGCCGAGGTTGGTCAGGCTGCGCAGCGACTGGTCCAGCCGCTCGAGCAGGGCGTCAAGCAGGGATTCGACCGCGGCGTCGGGATCGTCACGACCGCGCTCGGTGGGTTCGTCGACGTTGGCCGGAAGGCTGTCGACGTCGCGGAGCCGATCGCGAAGGGTATCGGCGATATCGCGTCGGGCGCGACGACGGCGTCCGGTCCGCTCGGCGCGGTGAAGGTCGCGCTGGAGCTCAGCTACGACGCGGCGTCCGCGGTGCTGACCGTCGTGAAGCCGCTCGCGGAAGGCATCGGCGAGGTCGCGCACCTATTCGGTGACCTGCCGGGTCCCATCCAGACGGCGGCGTTCGCGCTGCTCGCGCTGAAGGTCGGTCCGTCGATCCTGAACGGGCTGAAGGGCGCCCTGTCCGGTGTACGTAGCGAGGCTGACGGCGCGTCGACCAAGCTCGGTTTGGTCGGGAAGACGGTCGGTGTCATCACCGCGCCCGCGCGCGCTGCTGTCGGCGCTGTCGGCGGTGTGGCCGGAGCGCTGCGTCAGTTCAACGACGAGGCGAAGGTTCAGCGGGAGATCAGTGCCGCGGCTGGCCAGTCGATCGGTCGGATGGGTGCGGCTGCGGCTGCGTTTCACACTTCGACGATCCCGGCGGTGTCCACGGCGGCCCGGTTCGTGGAGCAGACTCACGCGATCCGCGATGGTGCGGCGGCGGCCGGGCAGCCGATCAGCACGCTCGGTGCAGCTGTCGGGACGCTCGTGGAGCGGTCGTCGGCGCTGTCGCAGGCGCGGGACTCGTTCAACAACGCGGCCTCCGGCGCCGAACGGTTCGGGAAGCTGGCCGGCACCGCAGCGGCGGGCGGGACGCTGATGAAGAACGCGGCGACCGGGCTGGTCGGCGCGCTGGGTGGGCCGTGGGGGATCGCGCTCGCAGCCGCTGGTGTCGGCCTGTCGCTGCTCGGTCAGCGAAACGAGGAGGCGGCGCAGAAGGCCGCGGACCACAAGCGCGCTGTCGACGAGCTGACGACAGCGTATCAGCGGTCAGGTGGCGTGGTCGACGAGTCGATCCGGTCGACGAACAACAAGGCGCTGGCGGACGCTAATGTGTCGCAAAACGCGAAGGCTGCCGGTTTGAACTTCGGCGTGTATGCGTTGGCGGCCAACGGCAACGCGACTGCGCTGGACGCGGTGACGAAGTCTTCGGACGGCGTGATCACGAACATCGCGAAGTCGATCGGCTTGACCGGCGATCAGACCAGCGAACTTCTCGGCTTGAACAAGGAGTTGCTGACGAACGGCGGCAACTACGCGCAGGTCGGTGACAAGGTCCAGTTGCTGACGACGGACTTGGACACGCTGAGCGAGACTGGTGGTCAGGCGTCGAGCCGACTGTCCAACTCGCAGCAGGAATTGATCACCCGGATCTTCGACGCGAACGGCGCGCTCGGGAAGCAGGTCAAGGAGAACCAGGACGCCCAGGCTGCTGCTGAACTTCTCGCTGGGGCCGAGTCGGGCCTCACGTCCGAGACGATCAAGATGTACGAGGCGCAGAACCGTGCTGCCGACTCGTCGCGTGCGGCCGCGAACGCGGGCCTGGCGTACAAGGACGCGATCGCGCAGTTGAAGACCGCGCAGGAGGGATCGGCTGCCGCTCTCAAGGAGAACGGGCAGAATTCCGAGCAGTACCAGGCCGCTCTTCGTGGCGAGGAGCACGCCATTCTGGCGGTGCTCGACGCGAAGAAGGCCGAAGGTGTCGCGAACTCGAAGGCTGGCAGCGACATCCTGAAGCTGCACGACGGGACCGTCGCGCAGAACGCCGAGGCTGTGAAGCTGGCCGCGACGTACAAGGGAGTCATTCCGGACGCGCTTCGAACGGCGATCAGCAGCATTGGTGTCGCCGATTCCGCGGCGGCGGGCCTGACGATATCGGTCAACGAGGCTGGGGAGGCGGTCTACAAACTGCCGGACGGTCGCACCATTGTGATCTCCGGCGACGTGAAGTCGGCGAAAGAGGCGATCGACTCCGTCCCGAAGTACGCCGAAGGCGTGCGAGGTGCAATCCCGATCAGCGCGAACGCCGACGAAGCCACCGGCAAGATCGATCAGACGGTCACCTACGCGGACGGGTCGACGGGCATCGTCACGATCGACGGCAAGAAGGACGCCGCGGACGGCAAGGTCTACGCGGTCGTCACTCTGGCCAACGGCACGACGACGTACATGTCGATCGACGCGATCAACCAGGGGGCCAAGGACAAGACCATCCAGGTTGTGACGTTCGCGAATGGACAGACCGGCTACGTTCAGGTCAGCACCAAGGGAACGGGCGACGCACAGTCCGCGATTCAGCGTGTGGCGGACAAGAACTACACGGCGACGATCAACGTCGGCGTCAACATGCGCGAGACAATCCGGATTCCTGGCACGAACACCTTCATGAACGCCAAGGGGAACATCCTCGAGGCGTACGCCGCGGGCGGGATCAAGCCGATGCGTGCCGGCGTAGCGAAGATCGTGCCTCCGCGGACGCTCCGCGTCATCGGCGACCGGATGGTCGACGACGAGGCGTACATCCCCATCAACCGGCAGGCCAGGTCGGTCAACCTGCTCACGGAAACCGCGCGGCGCATGGGATTCAACCTGATGCGCCGCTACGCCACAGGCGGGATCGCTCAGCAAGGCGGCGCCATCAACGTCCCCGTGTCCACGCCCAGCGGGCCGATGCAGTTGACCGGCGCCCTCCGGCTCGCCGACGGCTGGGTCGAGCTCGTCGACGCGCGGATCTCCGCAGCAGACCACGCAGACGGCGACGCGCTCTACCGCGGCCGCAGAACCTAGGAGGATCACGTGGCTTTCGAGCAGCGCCAGGTCGTGAACTATTTCAGCACGCAGTTGAGCGTTGCCGCGTCCATCTCGGACACGACGATGCGGGCGCCGCTGTTCACGAACCTCGACAGCGGACTCGGCGCGAAGTACGTGCCGCTGACGTTGCACGACGACCAGCAGGGCGTCTTCGAGATCGTGTGGGCCAGCGCGCACACCGCCGCGTCGGACACCATCACGGTGGTCCGCGGCAAGGAGGGATCCTCGGCGCGGGCATGGTCGTCCGGGACGCGCGTGGAGTGCGCTCCGACGGCCTACGACGTGGCGATGGCGTCGGTGCTGGCGAACCTGCCGTCCGACGCGCCGATCGGGATGCGTTCCATGTTGGGTGACAAGTTCGCGACCTGGGAGCGCGTGAACGGCTACTGGGGGCCGAGCGTCGGCGTCGCGATCCCGTCGGACGTCGGTCCGAACATGCACTCTGTCCAGCCGCCCGACGGTTCCGCGATCCTCATGCGCGCCCAGTACGTGCCGACATTCACCACCAACGGAAACGGCGACAAGACGGTCAACTTCAAGCAGCCGTTCCCGAACAACTGCCTCGGCGCCTGGCTGTCCTCGGTCGACTACAACCACGTCGGTCCGTTCGTGGTCTCCGCGGTCAACGCCACGTCTGCCAGTTTCACCGTCTACAACGGAAGCAACGTCCGCACCACGCAGACCGGCGTGAGCTGCATGCTGTACGCCGTGGGCTGGTGACGACGTGGCGTTCGGGACCGGTACCTACGCGCGCGTCGGGTTCGCCGGCGCCGGATCGGCGGCCGCGCCACCGGCCGGTCAGCAGACGCTGCCTCCGCCGATCCCCGGCGGCACCGCAACCTGGATCTACGAGCAGAACCGCACTTTCGCCTACGGCATCCGCGGCTACGCCGGTCGCGTAGCGCAATCCAACTACCCGGGCGGTGGCATCAGCATCCGACCGATCGCCACCCGCGGCGTCATGGAGATCACCGCGTGGTGGCCCGACGCCACCGTTCTCAACCTGATCCGCGTCGATTTGGATGGCACCCTCACCCCGGTACGTGGCGGCGCCCCGGTCGTCGCGGGATCGACCCGCCGCAACTTCTGCCAGAACCCGTCGTTCGAGGCTGGCCTCAACGGGGTGGTGCCCGACCTCGGCAGTCCGACTCTGACTCGACCCAATGACGGAACCGCCCCGCGCGGGACCTACTACCTCAAGGCCACCGTCGCCGGTGCCGGATCCTGTGGCGTTACCATCCCGAACGCTGTCGGCGGCGGCCAGGACTTGACTGTCGGGTTCGATTTGCGCCTGTCCGCGGCCGCGACGTCGTTGACGGTGCAGGCGTCGTTCACCGACTCCGACGGCAACTCCCTCACGATGGTTTCTGGCGCCCTGACCGCAAACGAAATCAACAACTCGGTCGCGCAGTTCTCCCGGCAGGTCCTGCGGATTGCCACCCCGGCCGCTGGGGTGGCAGCGACGATCAAGATCATTGCTGGTGGGATGCCCGCCGGCGGAGCGATGAGCCTCGACGGAATCACGATCGAACGCGGCATGACCGGCGATGGATCCTATTTCGACGGCTCGACCTACGGTGCGACGTGGCTCGGGACGGTGGACCTGTCCGCGTCCACGCTGGCGCCCTTGGTGGTCATCGAGGATGGCGAGTGCCCGACTGATGTGGCGGTGCAGTACCGGCTGGTGAACGGGTCTCTGACCGGCGGCACCATGACCTCGGCGTACGCCGTGCTGGACTCGAACGAGAGAGTGTGGCTGACACATCCGAGCGCGCCGGCGGATCCGATGGAGGTGTTCGTTGCGAAGCGGCCGCTTCGAGGGAAGGCCGCGAACCAGGGCGTGTTCCAGGCGATCAACGACCCGTTGTTCCTGACGATCTCGTCGAAGAGGCGGTCGTCGTGGCGGTCGACGGAGTCCATACAGATCTGGACGTTCGGGTCGGAGCAGACAGAGCAGCTGCTCGCCTACCTCGACGACAACCGGCCGGTCCTGCTGCGCGCACCGCTGTCGCTGAACTACGGGCCGCCGCTGTGGCTCGCCCTGGGCGACATCGAGGAGGACCCGGACGGCGCCGGCGACTGGCAGGAGTTCCTGAAGATCTCGGCGCCGTGGGTCCAGGTCGCCGCACCCGCGTGAGGAGTGGTCGCCGATGTGGAACATGAGCGACGCCGCGCGCGAGAACCTTTCGAGAGACCACACGATCGACGTCCGCGCGGTCGTCAACAGCCCGACGTTCGGGACCCGGTACCTGCCGATCCTCGACGGCGCGGTCGATGTCGACTCCGGCAGCCAGGTCCGTCGCACGGCGACGATCGTCACGGACCCGAAGCTGTGGCCGAAGTCGCCGAACGACCTGCTCGCACCGTTCGGCACCACCTGCCGCATCGACCGCGGGATCGTCATCCCCGGGCAGGACGAGCCGGAGTGGGTGCCGCAGGGCCTGTTCTACCTGAACAAGAACCGGCGGACGCGCTCGGCTGCATCGACCGGCGCGCCGACGATCAGCCTGGTCGACATGTCGCAGCGGGTCGCCGAGCAGCGGTACGAGGCGCCGACACAGACGCTGTCCAGCGCGACGTACGTCGCCGAGATCACCCGGATGATCCGGGAGGTGCTCGGCGCGGAGTGGCCGGTGATCGACCTGACCGGGTCGACCGCGGTGTGCCCGGTCATGGACATCGCCCGGGAACGCTGGCAGGACGGCATCGAGAAGCTGGCTGACGCGCTCGGCGCCGAGGTGTTCTTCGACCAGATCGGGCAGGCGGTGATCCGGCCGCAGCCGACGCTGACCGACGCGCCGGTCTGGTACGCCCGGACCGGTCCCGGCGGGAACATCCTCGAGACCGATGAGGAGTGGAACCGCGACGACGTGTGGAACGTGTGGGTCGTGTCGGGGTCGCGTTCGGATGGGACACCGCCGGTGTCGGCGACCGTGGCCGACACGGACATCCTGTCGCCGACCTATGTGGACGGACCATTCGGTCGCAAGCCGCGGTTCTACACCACACCAGTCGCGACGACGACGGGGCAGTGCACGACGATCGGGCAGTCGATGCTGGCCCGATACCAGGGCCGCGGCTGCAAGATCTCGCTGAACCTGTTCGTGAACCCGGCGTTCGATGCGGGGGACGTCATCGACGTCACGGACGCGGATCTCGGTCGGGCGCAGCACATCGTCGACAAGGTCACGATCCCGTTGACCGCTGAAGCGTCGCAGCCGATGGACACGCGGTCGAACCTGATGCTCCCGTCCGAGTCGTAGGAGGTCGGGGATGCGGCGGATCGATGCGCTGACGCTGAAGCTCGAGCAGATGTTCGCGAGCCGGCGGAAGGTCGGCACGGTCACCGGGACGTCCGGTACGAAGGTCGTGGTGACCGTTGACGGAGCGTCGATGACGTTGCCGCGGCTGGCCAGCTACACGCCAGTCACGGTCGGAGACGTGGTCCAGATCGACGCGATGGTGTCCGGGTCGTGGCTCGTGATCGGGAAGCCGGCGTGAGCAGACTTTTCCTGTGGGAGGGCAAGAACCACCGGCACCCGTGCCGCTGACACAAGGGGGCCGAAGTGACCCTTGCCGCCGATGCGGCACCGACCGGACCGTGGTGGGTGATCGTTGGTGGCCTGCTCGTCACCGTGCTCGTTGCCCTCATCGCCGCTCGGGGCCCGGTCTGGGTTGAGAGAGCCAAGCACCGGCTCGGGAAGGCGAAGCCCACCGAACTGACTCCGGCGCAGCAGACCGCCTCCGGTGAGGCGATCTTGCGTGAGTGGCTGAAGCAGACACGCCGCGAACGTGACCGTGCGCTCAAGGAAGTTGACCGGCTGGAGAACCGCATCAAGGCGCTCGAGCTC